CCGATGACCCTGTTTCCCATTGTTGGGATGCGGAAAGTAGAACAGTTGTGAGCATTGGAGGTGCGGCGTGAGCGGCACAGGTGATTGGAAATACTCTGTACCCGATGCGGGTGAAAACACACTCGCGTTCGTGCGCGTTCGATTGATGCGAGCGGTCAGCACTGCAATGGTTGACACGCAGGGCAACACAATCGGTTGGGTCGAGTGTGTGCAGGTAGACAAGTACGGCAAAGATGTCGTGTATGGCAATCGGGTAGCCGCAGCACCCGAATCAATCGTTACGGTCGAACAGGCACGAAAAATTGTGCGAGGTGAACAGCAGTGATTCTCAACAGGCTTTTGACAACGCAACAGGTCGCAACATCGGTTGGCGTTTCGGCATCTCGTGTGCGCCAGTTGGCAAGGGCGCGTAAAATTGAGCCGCAATACCACATTGGTAGGGCGATGCTGTGGAACCGCGATGATTTGCCGTTGTTCAAGCGGAGGCGGTCGGGTAGACCGCGCACACAATGTTGACCAAGCGGCAGCAGGCGCAGCGACAACGCGGGGTTGGCAGCAGCGATGTACCCGTCATTCTCGGCTTGTCGCGGTGGAAATCAGCGTATGACCTGTGGCTCGAACGAACGGCGAGGGTTGATTGCGCTGCTCCAACCGAAGCAATGAACTTGGGAAACGCGATTGAACCGTTGTTGTTGAAACTGGCAGCGGAGCGGTTGCGACAACGGGTTGTGCGCCCCAATCACACATTTGTCGGTGGCAAGCCCCACCACAGGGCGAACATAGACGGCATGGTTGGCATGGCAAAGAGGGGGTATCCGATTGTTGAGGCAAAGTCTACTGGGTACACCGATGGGTGGGGCGCAGATGGAACGGAGGAGGTTCCAAGTGGTGTAAGGGCGCAGGTCATGTACCAACTAGCAATCGCTTCCAGTACCACTGCCCATGTTGCTTGTCTGCGAGCAGATCGCGGACTTTCGTTTACCCTGCACCCGATTGCGTATGATGAATCATTCGCAGCGTACATACTGGATCAGGTTGATAAGTGGTGGGAATGCGTGGTGTCCGATGTTGCCCCACCGAACAGCGGCGCATCATTGGAGTGCGCGAAGCGGTTGCGCGTCAATGACAGCGGCGACCACAGCGAGATTGATGCTGCGGTAGTGCAGAACGACCTAGAGGCTCGCGCAGCACTGGTTGCAGCGCAGGATCGCGCAGACAGTGCAAGGGCGGCATTGCTTGTAGCCATGCGCGGCAATCGGCGTGGGAGCGGCGGAGGGTATGCCGTGTCACTGACGACTGTTGCAACAGAGCGGTTCGATGCGGCGAACTTCAAGCAAAACCACCCCGATATCGCAGCGCAATACACGGTTCAGAGCGGGTACAAAAGGTTGACAATTAGAAAGGAAACAGCCACATGACAGACACAAGCAGCGAGACAATGGGTTCACACGCGATGGTGTATTGCGCCCTGCACGAAGCGCAGCAGGCATTGCAGGCAGTCGCAAAAACCGCACGGGCTTTTTACGGCGGGGAAGCGCAGTATGCGTATGTGAGTGCGGATGAAATGATCACGCAATCGCGTAGGGCGTTGCACGGTGCGGGGCTTGTTCTGTACCGCAGCGGTATGCGCTTGTGTGGCTCGCAGGGTGGATCGCACACGCACATCGAATGTGATTACGCGCTGTGTCACATTGCAACAGGGCAGTGCGTTCAATTCACAAACATCCCGTGGTACATCGTGGAAGCGAAGGGGCGACCGCTCGACAAGGCATTGGCTACCGCAAGCACTACAAGCCTTTCGTATTTTCTGCGCGACCTGCTACTCGTTCCACGGTGCAGCGATGATGACATGGATGCGCGAAACGATGCAACGCACGATCATGGTGTGATGGGTGCAGCGGGTGCAGCGCGAATCAGCAGCCAGTTGGCTCAAGCAATGTTGAGCGAGGGTGCGTTGCGGAGCGCAATGAGCGCAAGCGGGGTAGCGGTTCCGATGAACATGGAGGAGTGGAGCGCGGAGTGGACACCACGGATTTTTTCATGGATTGATCGAAACACCGCGATGGCATAGGGATACGAACAGAAAAAAAGTTGACAACAGGGCTTGACGCACACAACTCAATCGTTTATGCTCCCTCACCACCTTGTTGATTCGGGTCAGTGTCAGCGAGGTGTAACAGTGTTACAGTCAGTAGGTGTAACAGTGTTACAACAACCTTCCCTCTTGCGAGACAGAGGTCTGTGCTTTGCGAAGCAGTCTCGTTGTATTTTCGCTATACATCGTTCAAGCGAAGGGATGTTTTTAGACTGCAAACCTGAACCCTATTTGCAGCAGCGCGGCTTGTTTGCGTTATCTCACGGACGATTGAAGATGCTGCTTTCCCGCAGCGAAATGGTGAATCGTCAGCCAATGCGATACGACAGAGGATTTGGCGCAGAACCCATCGGGGGTTCTGCGCTTGCTCCCCGACATGAGGAATTCACACGAAAGGAAATCAGGTGCAAACACAGCAGTTAGACATCGAAAACATCACCGTGGATACGCGGCTCCAAACGAGAAATTCGTTGTGCGCTGCAACGATTGATGAGTACGCAGAGTCGTTTGATGCGCTGCCGCCAGTGAGAGTGATGCAGTGCATGGTGGGGGATGAGGCGTTGTTGTATTTGATTGATGGGTTCCATCGCATTGAAGCCGCAAAGCGATTGGGCAGAACAACGATGCACTGCTATTTGTTTTTGGGGTCATACGATGATGCTTGTTGGGAAGCAGCGGCTGCAAACAGAGAACACGGGCTACGAAGAACCAACGCAGACAAGCAACGCGCATTGGCGTTAGCACTGTCGGTCAAACAAGATGCTTCATTGCGGGAGATTGCCGATCACTGCGGCGTTTCACACATGATGGTGAAGCGGTGGGTAGACGATCACAGTTCCGTTGATGAAAGCGATGTTGCAGTAGAGGCAGTGCAGGAAACAGCACAGGTCGCAGACGAGGACACGGTTGAAACGAGAATGCAGAGCGCGAGCAATCGGATAGAGGTGGTAGCGGAAAAAATCACGGCTGCACAACTGGCGGTTGCTCAAATGGAGAACGATCCGCTGTGCAGGTTTGCAAACCAATCGGGCGCGGCAAACGATCTGAAGAACGCTTTGAGTGCAGTGCGCTTTGGTTTGCCGCACATGGTTTGCCCGATGTGCAATGGAAATGGGTGCGACCAGTGCGATCTATACGGATGGCTGACAAAGAGCCGTTCGACTTTGCTCCCCAAGCAATTCCGCACCGCAAACCGCTTTTGAGAGGACACACTATGAAGTTGCGAGACTACCAAGAAACTGCTGTAGACAAGGCACAACAAGCGTTGCGCGAGCATGGCAAAACGCTTGTTGTGATGGCAACGGGGTTGGGGAAAACGGCGGTGTTTGCCGAGATCATTCGCAAGCACCTAGAGGAAAACGGAGCGCATCGGCGCGTCATGGTGATTGCTCACCGCGAGGAGTTGATCGCGCAAGCGGTGCAAACAATCATGCGCGTTACTCAACAGGTGGTAGCAGTCGAGATGGGCGAGCAGCGCAGCAATGAAGGCATGGTTGGCAAAGCAGCCGTTGTTGTTTCATCCGTGCAGACGCAGATTAGCGGGGTTGGCTCGCAACGCAGGATGCACAGATTCAATGCGAACGAGTTTGGATTGTTGGTCATAGACGAAGCGCATCACGCAACTGCCGATTCGTACCGTGCGGTGATCCAACACTACTGCGGTACAGGCAAAGCGAAACTGTTGGGCGTGACGGCGACACCCGACCGCACAGACGAGGCGAGTTTGTTGGAGTTGTTCCAGTGTTGCGCGATGGAGTACGGAATCCGCGAAGGCATCGAAAACGGTTGGCTTGTTCCAATCAAGCAGCGATATGTGTCTGTCAACAGTTTAGACATTGCCGATGTTGGCACGGTGGCAGGTGACCTGAACGCTAAACAGTTGAGTGCAGTGCTTGAGTACGAAGCCGCGCTGCATGAGATGGTTGCTCCAACGATTGAAATTGTCGGGCAACGGCGGTGTTTAGTGTTTGCCGCCAGTGTCGCTCACGCAAAACGGGTGACAGAAATCCTGAACAGGCATCGCGCAAACTGTGCAGCATGGGTTGACGGCGAAACCCCACGCGACATCCGCAGAGAACGGTTCCGTTCGTTCAGCATGGGTATGACGCAGTACCTAGTGAATGTTGGGGTGGCTACGGAGGGTTGGGACGATGCTGCACAAGACGCGAAGGGGGTGCAGGTCATTGCGATGTTCCGCCCGACCAAAAGCCGCGCCCTGTATTCGCAAATGTGCGGACGCGGGACACGGGTTGTTCCGAACACACTAGATAACACGGCGACTGCACTGGAGCGAGCAAGCGCGATTGCCGCGAGTGCCAAGCCGTTTTTAGAGGTGCTTGATTTTGTGGGGAACAGCGGAAAGCACAAACTGGTGCATTGCGCTAGTGCGTTGATGGAAGGCACGGTCAGCGAGCGCGTAGTAGAACTGCTAGAGCGCGAATCGCGCACCCGCAGCGAAGCCGCACCCGTTGACATCCTTGCGCTTGTGCCTGAATGCGAGAGGATTGCACGGTCAGAGGCGGACGCAGAGAAACGCAAGTCGGTGTTGGCGAAAGCGAAGTATGAACTGCAATCGGTCGATCCGTTTGACTTGGTTGCGTTGTCATCGGACAGGGAGCAGAATTGGGAGCGTGGCGAAGCCGCAACGCCGAAGCAGTTAGCGTTGTTGGGGCGGCTGCGAGTGCGGCTTCCGCGGCTGTGTACGAAGGCGGACGCTGCGAAACTGATTGATGCTGCGCTTGGAACGCCAACAGCCAAACAAGCGGCAGTGTTGAAGCGCAACGGGTACGACCCGTCAAAATTCACTCGCAAGACTGCAAGCAACAAGATCACCGAACTGATGAGTATGTGGGAATCACTGCGGTGAAACTGATAGACAAGCGCAGCGGCGAAGTGGTGTTTGACGGTCGGAGGGTTAGCAACTCTCTCCCATGCAGCATTTGCGGTCATCTGCACAAGAGGCAATCGTGGTGCGTGGTCGATGTCGAGCGCGGGTTGACGATTTGCCCTCGCGTAGAGTCGAAAACACGAATCGGCAATGCGGGTTGGTTGCACGGCACGGAAACGAATGCAAACCGAATCGGCAATCAATCGGCAATCAGTCGGCAAGGTGAGCGCGTGGTAGTCAACATGGCACAGGTGTGGCGCACGATGACAGCAGCCACGGCGGTGCAAGTGCGCGAACTCGCACTGCGGCTGAAGTTGCCCGAATCGTTTGTGCAGTGCGTGGAAACCAAGTTTTTCAATGGTGCGTTTGCGTTTGCAATGCACAACGCGCTAGACACGGTATGCGGTGTGAAATATCGGCGCGGCGATAACAAGTTTTCCGCAACGGGTTCGCGCACTGGATACATTCCGTGCGCGAACTACAGCAGAGAAAACAACGAGGTATGGATTACGGAGGGCGAAAGCGATCTGATGGTAGCGGCGGGGTTCGGGCTGAACGCTGTCGCACGGTCGGGCTGCATGAACAGCAGCGAGGCTTTACGCAGCGTGTGCAGGCAACGGAATGTGGTGATAGTGGCAGACAACGACAAGGCGGGTGTGAGTGGAGCGAGAGCGTTCGCAGCGGAACCATTGGGAGCAAGGTCGGTGGCTGTTGTCATCCCACCGACAAAAGATTTGCGAGATTGGTATACGCGAGACAAGATTTCAGCGCAGGATTTGCGGTATTGTTGGAAAGCCGTTCGCGGGTATTAGAATGCCACCGTGCATGATCCGTGTGAGTCAGAAAGGCAGCAGTGTCAAGAGTGCGAGGAACGCGCACGGCGTTGGTTGAATGGTCGCGTTTGGGTAGACAATGAACTCCGCAATGCGCTTGGTTTTCTCGATTATCACCGTAGTAGAAACCGCCAACTGGCGTATATCGAACAGTTGAGAGAAAAAATTGCGTGGATACTGACGGAGCAACCGTGATTGAAATAAATGTGGCGGGAACTCCCGTAGCACAGCCACGCTATCGCGTGAGTGCGCGAGGGGGCAAAGTACGGCACTACCTGCCAACCGACCATCCGATCCATGAGTACCGCAGCCAAATTAGAAATGCAGCGTTGGCGCAGGGGCATTCACCGATTGAGGGAGCCGTGCGAGTCGATGTTGTGTGGCAGTGGCAGATGCCGCGCAGGAATCAGTTTGCTACCTACCGTTATTGCAAGCCTGACATGGACAATCTGATGAAGGGGGTTTGCGATGCGTTGACTGAAGCGGGTGTGTGGAGCGATGACGCGCAGATCGTAGAAATGCACGGAGCGAAAATCTACGGCGAGCAGGCGGGGACATTCATCAAAGTGTGGAGCATTGAGGTTGGGGTAAGATCGGAAAATCGTGCCTAGTCAGTTGCCAAGCACAGGTGAGCGCAACAAGGCGCGTTGGCAACGCATTCGCGCACAGCACAAGCGGCGCGAACCACTGTGCCGAATGTGTTTGGCTGAAGGGAAAACGGTAGTCGCAGAGGTTGTCGATCACATTCGGAGTCTGACGGACGGCGGCGATCACAGCGAACACAACTTGCAAAGCCTTTGCAAACGATGCCACGACACCATCAAAACGCCGCTTGACCGCGCTAACCGCAAGCAACGCAACGATTGCACAGTAGCCGTTCGAGCCGTTTGGTATGGAGATGAAGCACCTGCGAACTGCGTTGATGCGCGAGTGTTTCGCCGTGACCTTCAGGGCAGGGGGATGCGATGTGAGGTAGCGCACCAGTTAGCGTTAGCAGCGGTGGAGGGGATCGTGATGCGATGCGTAGCGATGGGTGCGTTGTCTCCAGTTAGCACTATCGTTTGCGATGATTGCGCGTTCTGCTGCGAAATGCGCGAAAAGCACAATGTTGGCTGTCAAATCTTGTTGCCCGAAACGGAAAATGTCTACCTAGACAACGAAACAGACGCAATGCAACGGTTTTTGATGAGCAAGCGTGGTTTAGAATGGGAGTTGCGAAAGGCAAAAATCGGCGTACACTGATGAAATGCCAGTTGGAAGAAAGCCTAAACCGACAAGCCAACTGAAATTATCGGGTGGGTGGCGGATCGAGCAGGGGCAGCGCGATAGAGAGCCGCAGTTGCCTACACAAATCCCTCCGCAGCCTGAAACGCTCACCGCAGGAGCCGCGCGAGTGTGGAGCGAGGTGGTAGCGTTGTTAGAGCCGATGCAGGTTTGCACTGCATCCGATGTGATTGCCTTGTCGATGCTGTGTGAGTTTGTGAGCAAATACCGCATGGCAACCGATCAGATTGAAAAACACGGAATGCTGATACCGATTACTGGCAACACACTGCACCTAGCATGGAAACCAAACCCGTATGTCGCAATGCAGCAGGATTACGCAAAGCGGGTAGTTTCGTTAGCAGCAGAGTTTGGACTGACCCCAAGCAGCAGGGCAAGGCTGAAAACGCACGATGAAGCCAAACGAGACACCTTGTTTAGCCGCAAAGCCGCTATCGGCTAGAGCCGTCAACAAACTACCGAACTACGATGCGATTGCCACAAGGGGCGATTGCGTGTGGAACGGGAGAGCCGCCCACCACGCGCTGACCTTCATTCAATCGCTGTGCAAATACACAGAGGGTAGGTGGGCAGGGCAACCATTTGTGCTGCTGCCGTGGCAAAGGAACTTTGTAGCCAACCTGTACGGATGGCTGCGCCCCGATGGGACGCGCCGTTACCGCCAAGCGCATTTGTTGATCCCGCGCAAGAGCGGCAAGACGGAACTGGCGGCTGCGCTTGCGCTTTACCACCTACTTGCCGATGATGAACCGACTCCGACAGTGGTGGGGATTGCACGGGATCGAACGCAAGCGAAACTGTGCTTGAGCCGCGCGTTCCGTATGGCAGCGCAGGAGCCGCGACTGAAAAAAATGACAGAGCAGTATCAAATGGCGTTGACTGCTCCAAGCATCAACGGTTCGTACAAAATTCTGTCGCAGGATGCACCGTCCGCTCACGGGCTTCATGTGAGCGCGTGTATTGCAGATGAGATTCACGCAATGGAGAACCGCAGAGAGTTGTGGGAGGCAGTGATGACCGCGATGGGAGCGCGAAGCCAACCGCTAATGTTGAGCATCACAACCGCAGGGGTGCTACGCGAATCACTGGAATACGACCTGTTCGACTACTCAAAAAAGGTCTGCGCGGGAACAATAGAAAACCCCTCGTTCCTACCTTGTTTGTATTACGCTGAACAGGAGGCGAATTGGCAATCGCCAACGGTGTGGAAGCAAGCCAATCCATCTCTCGGAATAATCACAAGCAGGGAGTGGTACACACAGGAATGTCAGCGAGCGCAGGATCAGGTGTCCTACGAAACCCCGTTCCGCACCTACTACCTGTGTCAGCACATCACGGTGCAATCGCGGTGGTTGCGAATGTCGGATTGGGATGGTTGTGCCTCACCCACACCATTCGATGAAGCGGAGTTGCAACGGTTGCCGTGCTATCTAGGGATTGACCTAGCGCAAACGACCGACCTAACCGCAATCTGTGCGGTGTGGAGCGATGGCAAAAAAACATTCGTTCGTTCGTGGTGTTTTGCACCCGAAGTAGGTGCGATAGAACGAAGCAGGATTGATTCTGTGCCATACCTGCAATGGGCAGCACAAGGTGCGCTGACACTGACAAATGGCGATGTAACCGATTACGCTGCGGTCAAAGGCAAGGTGCAAGAACTCTGCAAGACTTACAGGGTTCGATTGGTTGGCTATGATCCCTACAACGCACAGAATCTAGGAAATGACCTAGACGCGGCAGGTATCAAAGTTGTGCGTGTGCCACAAAGTTTTGCTAATCTAGGAACGGCAACGCGCCAGTTTGAGAATGCAGTCATTGGCAAAACCCTACTGCACGAACAGAACCCTGTGCTATCTTGGGCTGTGAGCAATGTGTGCATTGACACAGATCACAATGGCAACCCACGACCTAGCAAAAAGCGTAGTGTTGAACGCATTGACCCTGTTGTAGCAGCCATCATTGGTATTGCAGCATCGAACCACGATCAGGTGCAAACGAGCGTTTACGAGCATCGTGGGTTAGTGTGGCTGTAGCGCAGGGGGTATGGGGTGTCAAAGTTGGGATAGAAAGGGGCTACACCCTGTTGTCCGAAGCCTCGTACGCAATTTCCCCAAACTGTTTCCAATTATTGCGATGCGGGGCAATGTGCTATGCTGAATCGCATGGGATTGCGTTCATGGATTGCCTCTCGCATCAAATACAAATCGCGCACACCTGTCGGTATGCCTGTGCAGGCGGTGCAGACTTACACGGGAATCGCATCTGACACTGGCGAGGTAATCACCCCGATCCAAGCAATGCAGTGCAGCACGGTGAATGCGTGTGTGAGTGCTATTGCGACAGAGTTAGCAAAACTTCCGTGGAATGTGATGGGAACGGGCGACAACGGTGGGCGCGAGGTTGTAGCAGAACACCCCGTTTGCAAACTGTTGTCTGACAATCCGAACCCCTCAATGGGCGCAATGACATGGCGCGAACTGATGCTGACGAGCGCCGTGCTTACTGGCAACGGCTATAGCCTTATCGAACGGAGCGATGGGGGAACCCCTATCGCGTTGCACTATTTGCGTGGTGACGAGGTGATGGTGCAGAAACTGCCAAACGGCGAGGTTGTGTATCAGTGGACTGGTTCGATGGAATCGGGGGTTCAGATCATCCCCGCAGCCGATGTATTCCACTTGATGTGGAACAGCCCTGACGGGTTGTTGGGCTATAGCCCAATCAGCCTAGCGCGGCAGACCATCGCGCTCGCAATCGCGGCAGAGCGGTTTGGAGCGACCTACTACCGCAACGCAGCCCGACCTAGTGGGGCGTTGACCACAGACAAGGAATTGACCAGTGAGGCGGTACAGCGAATGCGCGAGTCGTGGGAAGCGCGTATGCGCGGGGTCGAGAATGTGGGGTCGATAGCGGTGTTGGAGGGCGGGTTGAAATGGACGGAGATGTCCCTTTCTCCGCAGGACTCGCAGTTTATGGAAAGCCGTGAATACCAACGGCTTGAGATTTGCAGCATTTTCCGTGTGCCGCCAAGCGTCATTGGCATCGGCTCATCATCGTACAGCAGCGCAGAGCAGGCAAACCGCGAATGGGTGAGCAACTGTTTATCGACTTGGGCGGCGCGACTGGAGCAAGAAGCGAACCGCAAACTGCTGCGTTCTGACGAGGGTGTCAAGACCGAAATATCGTTCGATGCACTGTTGCGTAGCGACCTAGAAACGCGCTACCAAATCTACTCAACTGCGCGGCAGTTTGGGTTTATGAGCGTGAACGAGATTCGCGCTGAACTTGGACGCGCAGGAATCGGTGACGAAGGAGATGTGTTCCTGCAACCCACAAACATGGTTGACACCGCAACTCCATACGGGGGGTCGAACTTTAGCGATTTAGGGGTCAGCACGGACGCTGTCCCTGATCGTCCACTTGATAAGGTTGCTCCAACGCCAAAGCCCGACACTACGGGGAGCAGCACACCAGTTGGCAAGCGCGGCGCAACGCAGCGTTACAGGCAGCGCAAGAGAAAAAACAGTGATGGTGCGTGATTGACAACAAGCCCACTCCGTTAGGATATACACATGGCACAAGAGAATAGTGACGAGGAGTTTGAGCCTAATGACGATGATGCCTACCTAATCGATGTGGGCAGAAGGGGGTGGGAGGTAGTAGTTGAGCAAAAGTCGTTGGGGGTATTCAACTCGCAAGATAAGGCAGAACAAAAACTGGTTGAGTGGATAGCAAAAAACAAGGTTTATCCAAGCGTGTATTGGGTAAGTGACCACGGGAACACACATCCCTACACACTGGACACAAAGTATCAAGAGGAGATTGACGAAGCAATGAGAAACGCCAACCACGCGCTTGAGGTGCGTAGTGACGAGGAGTTTGATCCCAATGACGATGATGCCTACCTAGTTGATTCGGGCGCGTTTTGGCAAGCATTTGCCGATGATAAGTCGTTAGGGGAATTCAAGTCAAAAGACAAGGCAGAACAAAAACTGGTCGAGTGGATGGTAAAAAACAAGGTC